GGTCCAGTGGCGCCGGTCGCACCCGTGGCGCCGGTGGCACCGGGTGCGCCGTCGTCGCCGTCAACGCCTGCTGGTCCAGTGGCGCCGGTTGCCCCAGTCGCACCGTCGGCACCGTCCGCCCCATCCGCACCGTCATTCCCGGGAATCCCCTGCGGCCCGGTGGGTCCGGTCGGGCCCGTGCCCGATCCGCCCGCCGTCCACGAGGCGCCCGTCGGCGACAGCGCGTCGCGCACGAGCACGTCGCCGTCGTCCCCGCCATCGAGGAGGAGGTCGTCGTTCCAGTGGCTCGGCTGCAGCAGGGTCAGATCGACCGTGTCGGGTTTGTCTGAGACGAACGCGTGGTTGATCAAGGCGGGCGTACTCATGCGGCCCAGCCGTCGGCGACCCACCCGGGCGCGACCCAGTCACTCGCGATCGGCAGCCCGGGCCGGAGCTGCATCTGCACGCGGTAGTACCCGCCGCGATGACGCCAGACGATCGACGTGTCGGCGCCGGTCTCTTCGGTCACGTCGAAGCGCCCCTCGCGCGCCAGCCCCAGGCCCCCGTATCCCGGCGCCATCAAACGCCCCTCGTGCAGCACTGCGTCGATCCGCGCCGCGGCCGCGTGGCTGTGTCGCACCGGCACCGTTGACAATTCCACGACTTTCACGAGATAGAGCGCGTCCTCAAACGCGCGGCCGCCGAACCGCGGCACGTCCTGCTCGTCGACGAGACTCACGATCACAAACGCGGTCGAGCCGGGTGGCGCTTCGTCCATGAACACGGACGCCCCTGGCTGCAGGAGCGCCGCGAGCGCGGGGTCGTCCTGTAGGCGATCGATGAGCGCCTGATCGATCGCGGACGAATCAGGCTGCGTCATCGCCGCTCTCACTGACGATGAGCCCGTGCGTCCGCAGTAGGTTGGCGAGTTCGACGTACATCGATCGCCGGAACGCCATCATCGTCTTCACGAACACATGCGTCGGCGGCTCCGCGCCCTTCGCGCCCCACATGACGCCGGTGGAATCGCCGCTCTGCTGATGCCGCGCCTGGCTGCCGTTATCGAACAGCCACGCGTGCTTGGCTTTCGATCGGACGACCATCCCGACGCCGAACCGGCCGGCGTCTGCCTGCTCGACCACCACGCCGTCGGCGAGCTCGCCGGAATCGCGATGCTGCGCGTACGCGGCCTGCACCGCGGCGGCGGCGGTGTGGGCGTGCTGCTGCACGATGACCCCGGCCTCGTTCGCGAGATCGTCAGGGAGGGTGCGCAGCGCTTGCCGCAGTTCCTCGAGGCCGGTGAACGCGAAGCGATTCGAGGCCATCAGGTGACGACCTCCACACAGATCGCGATCGTCTCGACGTTGCGTTCCTCGGGATTCGCGACGCCGGTCACGTTAAAGATCCGGCCGTTGTAGAGCCCCCTCGACTGGGTCGTGATCTGCGGGTGGTACGGGCCGGTCACGATGTACATGTTCGTGGAGAGGACGGTGCCCGCGGCCACGCGCTCGAGGTCGACGGCGGTGGCCGGCGCGATCTTCACTGACGTCGTCGCCGGCGCCAGATCAAACCAGGTCTGCGTCGAGCCGCCGTCGCCGTCTGGGACGGCTGGGCCCGGGCTCTGCCACGTCATGCGGTGTGGCCGATCGGAGACGGACGTCTTGAGTCCGATCGTCATGGCACGACCACCGGGACGTACGCGGCGATATCGTCACTCCAGCCCATCGGGATGTCCGTCGCCGGATCGATCGAGGCGAGATCGCGGCCGAGCGTCGCGTAGTGGGCGACGAGCCTGGCGACCAGGTGCACGAGCATCGGGTCCGCGGCGTTCAGCAGCGCCACGGACGCGTAGCCGACGACCAGGTGGAGAATCCACGGCTGAAACTCGCGCATGTCCGTCGGCCAGGCGCCCGGGACAATCGACACCCGCGCCGACCGCGGCGCGACGTCCCCCCGGTCGAGGATGACGTCGGCGGGCGCGAGCTCATGCGTGACGCCGGCGGTATCAATCGAGCCCACGGTCACGGTCTGCACCGGCCGCCACGGCAGATCGATCGGCTTGCCGGTCGGCAACGCGTCAAAGAGGAGGTCGTACGCCGTCGTCAGCGGCACGATCCCGGTGGCGGTCTGGAGCTTGCGCGTCGCGGCCTGGATGAACCGCCCAATCAGCGCGTCGCGCGCATCGCCCGGCGCCCAGTCGAGCCCCGCGACCTGCTTCCCTTCCTCGATCGTCAAGAGGGCCACGGCCAGCGTGCGGGTGAGCGTGCCGCCGGCGCCGGCGATCGTCACGGCCAGCGGAATCGAGACGTGCGTCGCATCGATCACGGTGACGACGCGCGAGCCGTCCACGGCGGGGGTGGATCCCAGGTGCCCCGCGATCGCGACGGTGTCGCCCGAGACGAGGTGGTGTGGTGTGGCCGTCTCGAGGACCGTCGCCGCCGCGATCGACGACGCGACAATCGTCACCGGACCCGGCGGCACGAGCATCGGTACGGCGTGCGGCGCCGTCTGAAACCCGAAGCGACGAGACGACGGCCAGGTCACGCCCACCTATTTCGACTCCGTGGTGCCGGCCGCCAGGTTGAGCGCCGTCGGGGCGTTCGAGACGAACTGCGCCCGCGCGGCCGCGATGGTGTCGACGTTGTCCTGAATGTCCTGGAGGGCCGCGTCGGCGATCGCGCGCGGCGCGAGGTCGGGATAGCCGTCGGCCAGGAGTGCGTCGAGTGGGGCCTTCGCCGCCGTCAGTTTCTGGACGCGCCGATCGTACTGATCGAGGCTGAGCCGGACTTCGCGTTGCGTGTCCGGGAGCAGGTTGAGCCGCGACAGATCGCGGAGGCCTTCGTGTTCGGGCTTCAGCTTCTCAAGGGCCGCCTGAATTTCCGCGAGGGCGGCCGGTACGACGGTGTCCATGGTGCGTCCTCCCACACACTGAGAATCCGCGCGTGGGACCAGATATCGACCCCACGCGCGGGCGTGTCGCTCGCGAACGGTCTTACTTGTCTTCGACGGCGCCGGCCGCCATGCCCAGACTCTTCGCCTCGGCCGCCGACACGGTCAATTCGACGACTTCCGAGATCAGTGACTCGTCGGCGCCGGCGCGGACGTCGGCCTCGACGAGATACTTCGTCTGCCCGGCGATCGTGCCGCTCACGGCCTTGAACGAGAGCGGGGTCGCCGGATCCTGTTCGACCGTGCCGTCGCCCTCGGTGACGGAGACGCGCAGCGCGCCGTCGATCGGGCCGTCCGGCGTCGCGGTGATGGTGATCTTTTGGCGATTGTTACAACTGACTGACAACATTGGCACTACTCCTTCGCAGCCTGGGTTCGAGCGGCGGCTGCTCCGCGTTTCTTTTTCGATCCTCGATACGTCGCCGTTGAGAACGAACCGCCGTCGCTGCCATCACCAAGCGGCGGCGACGCGGAGTCACTGGCGTTCGCGTCCGAAGCCGGGGCAGCCTCGGTTCCCAGCCGCGAACCCGAGGACGCCCGCGCCGCCGCGGCATCCCGCGCCGGTAACTGGATCGCCGTGATCACTCCGGGGTTCGGCATCGGCGTGCATGCGCAGTGCGCCGTGCCGCAGATGCCACACCTCCCCGGATCGCGCCGCCAAGCCACGTCCAGCCGTTACGCGGCTTCGAGCACGTAGTCGACGTTGACGTCGACGTGGGTGGCAGTCGCGACGCCGCCGCCGGTTTTCCCGACCGTGACCGCCGTGTTCGCATCGAGCGGCGTGTGGGAGGCCCCGTTCGCGAGGATGACCGCATTCGCCGCCCCCATCCGCACCAGGGTGCTCTGGGTCAGGGCCGCGATCGCGGTCACGAGGAGCGCCACGGACCCCGCCGCGCGCGTGCCGAGAATCCGCACGTCGGTCGCGCCCGTGACCGCGCCGCCGATGGCGATCATGGAGGCATCCACCAGCCGATACGTGAAGCCCGGGACCGCCGGCAACAGCGTCACGCCCGCATCGATCTGCGCCGCGGTCAAGCGTGCGCGGATGTTCTGGACGTCCGCTTGGTCGTCGGTGCGGACCATCTGATTGCGCGTCGCGTCGTAGCGAGGTTCTGACATGCCCTACTCCTTCAAGAGAGACCTTCACCGAGAGATGACGAAGCGACCACCGCGGGGCCGCTCCGTCTGGACTCGATCCCGCGCTAGTTGAGGCCCGTGGCCGTGCCGAACGCGAGCGGCCGATAGACCGCCAGCGCCAGACGCTCTTCCACCCGGATCGCCACGAGGTTCTTGATGAAGAAGTCGCTGTGGCTGTTGCTCACGTCGACCCGCACGGCGCCGTGGTCGAAAATCTGCGCGCTCGACCGGAACCCGCCCGTGAGCGAGGTGTTCGCCACGATCGACGGCGTCACGGCGACGGGCAGGCCCCAGAGCGTCGGCGGTTGCGGGCCGGCGAACGGTCCCAGCCCGTAGTACTGCCCGTTGGTGTCCTTCGAGAGCTGGATCGTCTGCCAGTTGGTCGGGTTGATCACGTGCGCGTCCGGCATCACGAGCGACGCGTTGAAGACCTTCATCATGGCCTTGAAGATCGCGTCGACGTTGGTGTCGGCGCCGCGCGCCTGCGCCGCGGTGATGGTCCGGTCCAGGATCCCGCTGATATTGGGCGCGGTCCCGTCGCCGTTGAGGAGCTGATCCTCTTCCGTCAGCGCGAGGCCCAACTTGAGCCGCGCGTCGATGTAGCTGCGGATCTGGCTGACGTCCTCGAGCATCTGTTCGGTGACCGGCAGCCAGTGCGCGATCGTCTGGACCAGCTCGTTGACCAGGTCGAAGATCAGCGTCGACTGCGGTTTGTCGCCGGTCGCTTCCACGACGGTCGCCGCCGCGTTCGTGAAGGTCGTTTCCTTCATGTACGAGACGCTGTTGCTATCCGTGGAGCCCGGGGCCAGCAGATCGCGCACGGTCAGCCGCTTGAAGAGGAGCGGCAGAATGCCCGGGCGCGTGTCCGCGATGACCAGGTCTCCGCCGGACGCGGCGTCGCTCGTCAGGGTGGCGGCGTGCACGTCGAAGAGTTCCGCGATCGGCGTGTTCCAGGTCTTGTGCCCGCGGTGCTGTTTCTTGAGGAAGAACTGGCCGAGCGCCGACTCGACGTACTGCTGCCCGATCGACTTCGTCACGTGCCGCGTCTGCCCGGGGGAGGCCGGGACGATCATCCCCGCCTGCAGCTTCTCGATCTCGGCGGCCATGTTCGCGTCGCCCTTCGCGCTCGCGATCTTGGCCTTGAGCGCGGTGCCCTGGTCGATCAGATCCTGGACGGCTTTCTTTTCCTCGGCGGTGAACAGCCGGCCTTTGACGGTGACCTCGCCCTTGTCGTTTTTCTCTTCGTAGGCCTGGCATTCCTTGGCGGTCTTTTCGAAGAGCGCGGCGGCTTCGCCGGTCTTCTTCAGGAGGTCGCGTTCCATCTGGTCGATATTCATAACGGGCTCTTTCTGATCGGACGGTCGGTTAGTGTTGCAACTCGAACAACTGCTGTTCGAGAGCGAGCTCCGGCCGGCGATCCTGGGACGTGGCCACCACGGGGGGCAGCTCCTGGTCCGTGTCGACGGTCGAAGAGAACGCGAGCGCGGCGCGCTGGTCGTTGGGGTCCGACGACGCGGACAGCACGCGGGTAATGGTCTCGTCGAGCGTGGCGATGGTATCGATCATCCCGAGTGTGAGGGCCTCGGCCGAGAGATAGGCGTGGGCCTTCCACTCGGTGCGGACGCGCGCGTCGGTCATCCCTTTCCCGCGGCCCTGCACCACGCCGTCGACGAAGACGCCGTAGAGCTCGTCGACGGTGGCCTGGCGACGGGCTTGCGCGGCCTCGCTCAACGGCTCCGTTTCGTTGCCGTCGAGCTTCCCCACGCCGGCGGACACAAATGTCCGGTTGATGCCCAGCTCTTTGAGGGCGGCCGACAGGTCGTCGTGCATCCAGTAGACGCCGATCGATCCGGTGCACGCCGACGGCGCCGCGACGATCTCGGTGCAGGCGGCGGCGAGGTGATACGCGGCCGACGCCATCGTGTACTGGCCGACGGCGACGATCGGTTTCTTGACCCGGGCCTTCATCAGCTCCGCCGCGAATTCCCGCGCGCCGGCGACGCTGCCGCCGGGTGAGTCGATATCGAGGACGATCGTCTTGACGTCCTCGGTCGCCATCACGGCCCGGAGCTGCTGCGAGAGCCGCTGGAACGTCGTGCCGCCGGAGTACTCGCTGAAGAGATTCATCCGGGGGGCAATCACGCCGTAGACCGGAATGATCGCGACGCTCCCCGCCCGCGGCTGCGGGAGGTTCTTGCGGTTGACCAGCGCGGCGGCGATCTCGCCGCTCGAATCCGCGCCTGCTATGTGCCGCGCGAGGATCCCGGCGATCACGGGCATCATCTCGGGCAGCACGGCCCACGGATGCGACAACGCGAAGCTGAGGACGTGCGCGTAGCGTTCGGGCTTCATGCAGCCTCTTCGTGCGCGATGAGGGCGGTGAGCGCGGCCACCGTCGTCTGATGCGCGAGGCGGCCCGCCGTGTCGGCGCCGAGGATCGGCGTCAGGTCCGCGGCAAGCTCGCGAGTCCAGCGATCAAAGGCCTGGAAGAAGGCCGAGGCGCGCTCGGCCGCCGGCAGTTTGGCGAGGCGGGTATGTTGGCGCGTGCGGTGCGCCTGGAGGATCGGGGCCGTGCGCGCGTCGGCGTCGTCGTCGGCGTTGTCCCCGCCGTCGGTCCGGACCATCCCTTTCGACGGCGGGTCGGCGGGGTGTACGGTTGCGTCGGACGGGCCGCCCTGTTGGGGGGCGACGGTGTCGAGCTCGGGATCGTCGATGCGCGGCAGGTTGTCGAGCGCGCGGCCTTCGTTCACCGTGCGCCACGGCCGGCCGATCGAGACCTGCATCGAGTTCGCGCGGTCCTCGGGGGTACCGGCGAGCTTCGCGTCGATGTTGAACTCGAGGTAGACGTCCGCCTGGTCGTCGCACTCGACAAGTAGTTGCCGATGGATCTCCTGGCGCAGCCATTCGAACCACGGCCCGAGGCAATCCTGGTACAGGTTCTTGTGCTGCTCTTTGATGTTGCTGAACGTCGCGTGCTCGAGAATGCCGACGAACGGTTGGGGGATCTGGTAGACAGCCGCGCAGACCTCGCGCCGCAGCTTCCCGCCAGCGGTGTATTCCGAGTCCTTCGCGGAGAACGATCCTTGGGTGTAGGTCTCCCCTTCCTGAAGGAGCATCGTCTTGCTGGACCCGGCGTACACGTGTTCGAATTGCTCGCGCCAGTCCTTCGCTTGCACGTCGGTGTAGCGCTTCTTGTCGGCCGGCCGTGTGACGTACCCTGGCGCGCGAGACGCGTTGCGCCAGAACCCTTCGCGGTGCTCGCCGGCGGCTTCCTCTTCGGCGAGAATGCGGCGCAGTGTCTCAAGCGGCGAGATCCCGAGCTTGTAGCCGGCGAAGTGGACGATCTCGGACGGCGCAAAGCGTCGCTCTTTCCCGTTCACCGTCCACACGAATCCGGTCGGCAGCAGGCCGCCCTCGACGGTCATTTCCTCCGGCGGGAGGCGTACGAGGCCGATCGCGTCGCGGCCGTCACCGTCGACGTACCGGACCTTCAAGAGGAACGCGCGGTAGTAAATCCCGAGGTCGTGGATCAG